TTGCCATACTTAAGTTTACTAACGAATCTGATGGAACAGGTGAATCTTCTGTTAAAAAGGTTGATGTCTCGGCATTGAAATCTGACAGCAAAGGTAGAGCCTGTTCTGGGGTAGCAATTAGTAGAATTCACTGGTTTTGCAGAGGTATGGGCGTTGACCTAGAGTTTGACGCAACTACCAATGTTTTAGCAGTAACTTTGCCAGCTGATAGTAGTGGCGATGAATACTTTGACCAGTTTACAGGTATACCTAACAATGCAGGTTCAGGCGTAACAGGAGATATTGACTTTACTACGGTAGGTCATTCAAATGGCGATGCTTACTCAATCATATTGATATTAAGTAAAAATTACGGCTAATGGCTGTAGCAAAAACCAAGAGTCGACCTAAACAAATACGTCGCACTGTTGGTAAAGGTGGAAATTACCGCTCTACAAAAAGTGGAGCGGGAATGACCAAAAAGGGTGTTGCTGCTTATCGTAAGAAAAATCCAGGGTCTAAACTTAAAACAGCTGTAACAGGCAAAGTTAAAAAAGGTAGTAAGGCCGCAAAAAGACGTAAATCATTTTGTGCAAGATCTTTAGGACAACTTAAAAAAAGTTCAGCAAAAACAAGAAATAATCCTAATTCAAGAATTAGGCAAGCAAGACGCAGGTGGAAATGTTAAATGATTGTAAAAAAGAAAATTAAAAATAAAATTAATAAAGTATCTAAAGCTCTTAAAAAAGCTAGTAATACACACGCAAAACAAGCTAAAACTTTAGAGACACTAAAACTCAAAAAAGGTGGAGGCGCTAAAAAGAAATCTGGAGTGCCTAGTAATGTCACAAATCCTAGTTTGTATTCAAGAGTAAAGTCAGAGGCTAAACGTAAGTTTAAGGTGTACCCTTCTGCGTACGCAAATGCTTGGCTAGTAAAAACCTATAAGAAACGTGGCGGTGGTTATAGAGGCGCAAAGAAAGCAGAAGGTGGTGAGGTTAATAACTCGAACCTTAAACCAATACCAGCTGATAACAAAGGATTACCTAATCTACCAAAAAAAGTAAGAAACAAAATGGGTTTCATGCGTAGTGGTGGAGCTGTAACAATGGTCCAAGGACGTGGCTGTGGAGCTATGATGGACTCTAAGCGTAAAAAAACTAGAGTTCCGAGAAGTTAATGACTTTTAATGTTTATAATAGATATAAAAAAAATGGCAGATCCTAAAAAAGGAACAGGTAAAAAACCAAAGGGTAGCGGTAGACGTTTATATACTGACGAAAACCCAAAAGATACTGTAAGTATTAAATTTAAAACAATGAAGGATGCAACTGCAACAGTAAACAAAGTAAAGCGTATAAAAAAACCTTTTGCTAGAAAAATACAAATACTAACTGTCGGCGAGCAAAGAGCAAAGGTTATGGGTAAAACAGGTATTGCTAACGTTTTTAAACGTGGTAAAGATGCCATTAGGAAAACTCATGGCAAAAAGTAAAGGTGGATTAACCGAATGGTTTAAACAAGACTGGGTTGATATAGGCGCACCAAAAAAAGGTGGTGGCTTTAAAAAATGTGGCAGATCAAAACAAAAAGCAGATGCTAAGAGAAAATATCCTAAATGCGTGCCTTCTGCAAAAGCAGCTCGCATGTCAAAGTCACAGATTAAATCAGCGGTTACAAGGAAACGAGCAAAAAAACAAGGCGTTGGTGGTAAGCCTACTAACGTTAAAACATTTGCATCAAAAGGTGGTATGATAAATAAAAATTCAAGCATGGGATTGTTTGGAAGGAGATAAAAATGAAACATACTAAATATATGGCCAAAGGCGGCAGTATGAAAGGCACTAAATATATGGCTAAAGGTGGTAGCATGAAAGGCACCAAGTATATGGCTAAAGGCGGTGCTGCGCTTATGAGTGAAATGAAAGCTAACCCAGGCATGAGTAATATGCCTAATTCAGTTAGATCAGCACTTATGGGTGGCGGAACTAGAGCTCAAGGTCAAGCTAATATGTTAAAAGGCACAAAAGGCATGGCTAAAGGCGGTGGCATGAAAAAAGGCACGAAATACAAAGCCAAAGGCGGCATGATGTCTAATCTTGGCAAAGGTATTAAAAATATAGTTAAGTAAACTATAATTAAATAAGGTGGCGTATTTAATATCAAATATCCCGCAGTTTAAATGCTGGGTAAGAAAAGAGTTTACAACCAATCATCAATATGGTCATGGTGAGTATCTACATGCTTTGGCATTTGCAGTAAATACAATCCCAGATAGATCTTTGTCCTTTCAAGTGGTTTTTACAGGCTGTGAAACCGATTTTGAAGGTTATCCCGATGAAAATGTGCATGGTGGTGCTATGTGGGCAAGGATGCCTATACAGGCGCTCATAGGCGACATACCTTTACCAGAGTGGCCCAAACCTATGGAAGATCATTTAGCTCAACCTTGGGACTGTCTGAGCAATCACCATAGCGTGGTTGAACTAGACAGAGTCAGCTCAAGTCCATGGTATTGTAAAATAGGTGGCGAGTTTTACATGGGTAAATATATGTTTACTGTAGATTACACCGAACATTCTATTGCAGATGATCCTGCACAACACAAACAAAGTCATGTGCTATACTTGACTAACGCTGGTGAATACACAGGAAACTTTGTTGCACTACCAAATAATAGAGTAAGAGCAACCAATCCAGCACTTTGGAGAACGGGTGAAGGCGCACCAGATTTTTCTCCAAGTCAGTGGGTTCATTCAGCAGAGGCACATGAGAGTTACACAGACCCGACCATAACATTTGACAATCTGTATGCCTCAGAGGAAGATAAGGATTAATTATGGCATTATCTGGAAGTAAAGATTTTGAATTAGACGTAGCCGACTATGTTGAAGAGGCTTTTGAGCGTTGTGGCTTAGAGCTTAGAACAGGTTATGATCTTAAAAGTGCGACTAGAAGTTTAAACCTTATGCTTGCTGAGTGGGCAAATCGTGGTCTAAACCAATGGACAGTTAAAGAAAAAACACTAGATATGGTTAAAGACAGCGCCACTTACAATATTGATAGCACCAATGCTACAGCTCCTATAGATGTGTTAGATGTTTTTATAAGAGAAACAGTTGGCACCGAAACTACTGATTTACCTATGACAAAATTAAGTAGAGCTGAGTATGCACACATAACAACAAAATCTAGCACAGGTAAACCTAACCAATATTTTATTAATAAACAAATTACACCAACCATTAAAGTTTGGCCAACGCCAGATAAATCTAGCACTTATGTAGTGCACATGAATGTTCTAACTAGAATGGATGATGCAGACGCAGGTGCTAACACCTTGGATATGCCGTTTAGGTTTTATCCGTGTTTAGCAGCTGGACTTGCTTATTACATGTCTTTGAAAAGAGCACCAGAGAGAACTGGATTGCTCAAAGGTTTGTATGAAGAGGAGTTTCAGCGAGCACTATCTACTGACGAAGACCGTGCATCATTTAATATTACACCAAATCTTAGGAGTTATAATAACGCATAATGGCTTTTGCATCTGGTAAAAATTCTTACGGAATCTGCGATATATCTGGCTTTAGGTATAAGTTGCGAGAAATGCGTAAAACTTGGGACGGTTTATTGGTAGGGCCAGACCAATGGAGTGCAAAGCACCCACAGCTACAACCAAAGCCGACTGCCGCTGATCCACAGGCAGTAAAAGACCCGAGGCCAGATATAGCAGATGATAACTCTACTTTTTTGGTTTATACCAACGTGGGTGACGGCAAGTTAGGTAGTGTATTAACTACTTTTGCAGTTAGCACAAGCGTTGGCGAGGTAACGGTGACCACATGAGTTTTACTTTAGCAACATTAAAAACAGCAATACAAGATTATCTTGAGGTATCTGAGTCTACCTTTACAACACAATTACCAACTTTTATACAAGAAGCTGAAAACAGAATATTTAGTTTTGTGCAACTACCTGAACAAAGAAAAAATGTGCAAGGAACACTAACGTCAAATAATAGATTTCTTGCTACACCAACAGATTTTTATGCGCCTATGAGTTTGGCGATTATAAGTTCAAGCACATACGATTATTTAGATTTCAAACATCCATCATTTATTAAAGAGTTTTCATCTGGCACTACACAAGCCAAACCGAAATACTATTCTTTGTTTGATGATGCGGCTTTTGAAGTTTCACCTTTGCCTGACGCAAACTATACGGTTGAACTTCATTACTTACATAAACCAGTCTCTTTGACTGCTGGTAGCGACTCTGGCACGACTTTTTTATCTACGGACTATTCTGACGCTTTGTTATATGGTTCTTTGGTAGAAGGTGCAACTTTCCT